CAATCCCCAGACGCAGCTTCGCTCGGCCGAGAGTGGTGAGACGAGGGTGTCGGACGACGTCGTTGGTAACAGGGATGGGGTTAACCCCTTCTCCCTGGCTATCAAGACGGCATACCGCCCAAGTCTCGACGGGGTACTGTATTCTGGGGCTACGAAAGTTCGGGAGCTTATAAACTACCCGATCGATCTGAATCCCATGAATCTAGTCCCGGACCCCAGGACCAAGTTTCCTGTGCCAGATGAACTGGACAGGAGCGAATGGGCCTGGGAACTCCTTGCGGCCACCAACATTAGTAAGCCACACGTAAGTGTGCCTACGATGATTGGTGAACTCAAGGATCTTCCTTCGCTGGTCCATGGGTGGGGTCGCTCGCTCTTACAGAGCATCGCCAAGGGACATCTCTCTTGGCGTTGGGCGATCAAACCGATGGTCAGCGACATCCGTAAGCTCTTGATGTTCCAGCAAGCGGTACGACGCCGCAACCTGGAACTCTCGCTCTTACGGGTGCAACGGTATCAGAAACGAAAGGTACAGCTCGACTCTGCTGCGATTACGGAAGGACCAACCACTGTTACTGTAAACAGTAGCAATGCGGTCATTTCGTCGCAGCGCACCACCCAATACTCTAGTCGAGTATGGGGATCTGTCAAGTGGAAACTTGACGATTCTGTCGTGCTACCGATTGAGAACGACAAGCTCTGGCAACAGGCTTGGCGGCTCACTTTCGGAATCACGACCCATGGTGCTCTCGAGACGCTCTGGGAATTGACACCCTGGAGTTGGTTGGCTGACTGGTTTTTTGGTTTCGGCACAGTTCTGGCCGCGACCAATAACACCATTAAGGCAACCTGGGCTCAAACGTGCGTGATGCGGACTACACAATCTCGTGTAGTCTGGTCAATTACGCCCGGAACGTGGCAGTCCTGGTGCCGCATTAACGGCACCCCATGGGCTACTTACGTTCGGAAGGAGAGGTGGCCTGCCACCCCCCTTCTACCTTTCATCCCTTCTTTACGGCCTTTAGTATCACTAAAGGCCTGGTCGATCCTGGCTTCTCTTTACGTCCTGCGTCGGGGCGTTGGAACGCCACGGTCGTAGGCTCCGTAAGAAAGGTCAGGTGCTCCTGATGCTCGCAAACACCTTGGCGATTGATTTTGGTGCGGGTTCCAAAACCCTCACCCGGATCAATCAGGATGGTTACTCGTCGGAGTATTACCTCCGCGAGACCCTCCTGGATTACCGTCTGAGTTTCCGCCATTCGCGGACTACCCGGAACGGAATCACGTACGACAGGCACAACGCGGAGGTTGTCGTCACGGTCTTCGCGACCACGACGACTCCCCAATACGAACGCAAGGCGTACTTCGTCTTCGAGGCAATGCCCGGAGACTCGGTCGCCCAGCATCTCGCATTGGTGGGGCTCAACGCCCTTGCCGCAGCCAGCACGAATGCGTTGCTGGTGTCCCTGTCAGGTTGGGAGTCCTAGGACTCCCGCCCCTGGTGCTTGCGTGTGTCCGTGCGACACGGAGATAATCCATGTCTAGGAGGCACGCAACGGAGCTGAGCCGAGTGTGTGAGTGTCTGCTTGCAGACGCTGCTCACACGTTCCCAGCCCTCGTGAAGGAGTTCGAGAGAGATCTCGCTCGCCTCCACACCCTCGTCGTATGCCGTGGGATCCCGCTCTTTATGCGTGATCTCCCGGCGTTATCGAAGCACCTTGATCGGTGCCTCGATAATGGTCAGTACGTTCCTAGTCACCTGCCAGTTTCTGGTCAGGTCTCTGGGACGGTAGTGATCCCGAAGTTTCTTCGGGGACTCTACCTACTGGTCTTCCACGAGGATGGGCGCTTGAAGGAAGATTGCAGTCTTGACGCGATCTTCTTCCTCCGACAGATCCTGTCGGTGGGGAAGAAAGCCGAAGTGGACTGCGGCATTAAGGCTAAGATCGAGGAGATCAAGGCCTTTATTGCCTGTGACATGGCCGTCCCAGAACCTGGTAGCTTCTGGGACGATCCCATTCATCACGAAGTTCCCGACTTCACTTTCCGTGATTTGTTCGGGAACGGATGCGATGATGAGATGTCACGCTTCCTTGGGAACCTGGACTCGTTGTCCGGGCTCCTAACCTCCACTCTGGGGCCTTATAACCCCGAAGATTGGAGGTTCAGGCATGGTCCAGGCGCTATTGCTGAGTTGGTTGGACCTTCCAACAAGTATTGTTGGAGGAATTGGTCCGACCGACTCGAGTCCGTCTTCCCCATTGCAGAATGTGGCTATCACAGCCTATCTGCTTGGGCTGGCGACGTTGACCATCGTACGGTTGGGTCTGAGGACCCTCCTTCACGTATGGTCTGCGTTCCGAAGTCCTTTGACAAGCCGCGCATTATATGTGCGGAGCCGTCGGAGCACCAGTGGTGCCAGCAAAACATCTGGCATTACCTGGAGACTCAGGTGGAGAGGTCTTGGATTGGTGGTTTCTGTCGCTTTCGCGACCAGTCCCTCAACCAAGAACTCTGTGTCAAAGGCTCGGCCGACTCCTCGCTCTGTACGCTAGATTTATCTAGCGCCTCAGATCGAGTGTCGTGCCACGTTGTCCAGGCCCTTTTCAGGTGCAACCCGCACCTAATTCGGGCACTGGCAGCGACACGGACCCATCACGTGGTTCTCCCAGACTTCACCAGTCTAGGGACCCACAAGTTGCGCAAGTTCGCAACGATGGGCAGCGCCGTAACCTTTCCGGTCGAGACTCTGGTGTTCTTGGCTGTCTGCTTAGCATGCTGCGCTACTAAGCGTGGCCTGCGGGTTGACACCAGGAGCCTCCAAAGCCTCTACGGCGAGGTGGCCGTCTTTGGTGATGATTTAATCATCCCCAAAGATACATGGGAC